AATATCGGCATCCGGAAGAACGCTATCAAGTTCAGCCGAACCACCCTTAAACGTCATTGTATGCCCATTCCAATAATCATTACCCGCCGCAGTGGGACTCGATTGATAGGTCCCAATTGAAGAAACAATTCTATCCTCGACAATAAGTCCATACGGCTCGGTTCCATCAACATTGATACTTCTTTCCGTCCAACTTGCCGTAGGCGTAATTGCCTTCGGATTTTGAGTTGCAAAGAACGATACAAGTAGTTCATCAGCTTGAATTGTAGTCAAGGAAGGACCTACTGGCTGCGTCTGTGGGAAGCCATCATCCTGCGCAGTTCCTTGTTGATCAAGAGGAACGGCTGATATTCCTGAATAAGAAAGAATGCATACATAGGCATACATAAAACCGGATTCGTCCAACGTAACTGTTAATGTATCTCCATCTTGTAGAGCAGTAGTTAAAATTCCATAAGCCATTTGTGTATATATTGGGTTTTGTGACGAACCTATAAGTGGTGTAGACGAAAGCGTATATGTATTTCCACGTGAATCGGTTACTGAAGTAATACTACCACTAGTATAGCTGGTAAAAAACCCAAGAACTACTAGATTTCCTGCAGCGGCACCATCAGTAATATTATAATCAAATTCTGATGTAGTTAAGGCTGTAAAATCTTCACATAAAACCTTGTCGAATGCAATAGCCATTACGGACACGACCTTATGAATTCTTGTCGATCAACGCCATATTCAAATTGATTATCTGGGGAAATATAAATTGTTGCAGTTGACGGAATCTCAGCTCGAAATTGGATATCAAAGTAACCATTACGAGAATTAGTAAAAACACAACGCCTGACACAAATTCTGGCAGGATCTCCATCACCACCAAACCATGTGAAAAAGATGTGAGCAGTAGTACCATTATCGTCAAATATACAATCTTCAATCACACCGTCGGAGGAACCGCCGCCCATATAAAATGCTTCGCTATGATTCAGTGGATCTGAGGTCCAAAAACGTTTAAATGTACAATTTTTGTATGTAAAAAACTTGATATTAGGAAACCACTGATTGGCAACTACACCCTGACCATCAAAGACAATTCCATCAAGAGTCATATATTGCCGAATAGGAGTCCACCCACCAGTTACAACTACCCCACGTTGAGTAGTTGCTTTTACAATAATTGGGCCAGACGGACTTTGAGCAGTAATAGCATTTGTAAAGCTCGAAGAACTATAAGTTCCATTTGGGATAAATATAGTACCTGCTTCTGGAGGTGGTGGAGATGCACTCTTTTTTGTGCAACAAATAACATCACGACTTATCAAAATCGGTCGAGTACTCATACGACTAGATCACCAACCATAACCCAGGTATCTGTAGCTCGTTTACGTAGAGAAACCGAAGAATATTGAGCGCGTAATTTTCTTGCGTTGTCTGGACTAACGACGCTAACTCCTGAACCCGGAGCAATGGTCGTTTGACCCGCTCCATATTGAAGAATTTCAATCACAGTTCCTATTGGAAATGGAACTGACGAGTTAGGAGGAATAGTAAGTGTATTAGCTCCAGCGACATTCATCTCAACAACTAATCCCGCATCAGTAAGGACAAGCGTATAAGATGCTGTTCGAAGATTGGCGGTTAAATCTTTAAGAGTACCATCGGCTTTGTGGGCAACAAGCAACCAAGCGTTTAACTCATCTCCCCACGTTCCAGAAGAGCCTCCAACTGTTGGTAAAGATGGCACAACTAACCTCCATATTATTACGTTTTTACATCATTAAAGTTCATTAGGGACATGTCTTCCAACAGAGGTCCCCAATAAACATTATTGTTATATTATGCCGCAATAGGAGTCAAACTGAGATCGACGTCACCGGCCAGAATCGTGAAGTTATCACCAATTGCAAGAGTGCGCGGAGTTCCCAAATCATCCGAGCCAAGAAAGTTACCACCAGTTGCAGCATCCCAGAACGAAACATGCGACACAGTTCCGGCAGCAGTAACATTTGTCCAGTTAATATCCGCCGAGGTTGTGATCGTTCCATCCGAAGCAGCTGCCGCGAAAGTTGCTGCCTTACGTGTAGCATCACCAAAAGCCGCCGTTGCGCCAGCAGCTCCCGGATCAGCAGTATGAAGTTTAATATAAAATGCGGCAGGCTGAGTCCATGCAACGTTTCGACAGAGCGCATTGAGAATGGACTGCGCAATTCCAGAGGCAAGACCAAGTGCCATTGTTTATTTCTCCTCTTATTGAATGATTACATATAACGTATCGGGATCGGGAGGATTAAGTAAGTCATATTCGTTTTGAGTCAACGCTACCCATTGTCCCGCATCACCTTTAGGACCTCTTGGTCCAGTATTAGTAGCTACAATAGTTACAGATGATGTTGTTACTCCAAGAAGATCAACAAAATCGGGAGGATTCACCGTAAGTGCTACATCAACGATTTGCGACTCAGTGAGTGACATCAGGGACACACTCCACTTTGCCTTGAACTAGAGTTGCTGGTTCGTCTCCAGCAGGAATCCACTCTAAATCCCAAACTCCTACAAACGTTTCTTCGCCGCTGATCAACGAATGTGTCTGCTCTCCAGTTAGAGAAATCAACACAATGCCTGTAGCAAAATCGGTTAAATCCACATCAAACTGCGCAAGTGCAGGATCAGCATCTTCGCGGTTGGCTCGAATTTCAGCTTTCATTTCCCCCGTAAGAGGTAAAGCTGCACCAGTTGAGTCCGTAATTGTAAAACGGATTCCTGCGCCGTCGCCAGCATATAAAGACAGATCTAAAACTTGGGGAACAAACGAAAGCTTTTTTTTAGCCACCGTTCCTCCTCAGTACTTCACCATTAAGGACGAGAATTGCGATTCTCGTTCGTAACCTGATAGACAAGTCCAGTAGCGACAACAGCCGCAGAGAACGCAGTAAGCCACTCGGCCTGTGTAACATGATTATCATCAAGTGCAAGTACAAGAGAGCCTACGCCTGCTGAAAGGAATGCTAGAACAGCCTTAATGGCTGGCGCAGCGGGACCGTTCTCAGCAAACCAGACAAGTCCACCAGAACCAAGGACCGTTAATGCAGCAATAAGCCAACTCTGAGCGCTAAGATCAGTGACATCAGTATTACCTGTTCCAAGCGCAACAACGAGCGCGCCCGCGGCGCTAACGACAACTGCTAAACCAGCCTTTGTTGCTTTACCGAACATGATTTCCTTTCATCATTTACTTAACTGCTTTTTACAATTCTTTTTTAATTCATCAATTCTATGATTGAATTTGATAATAACCTTCTTCTGCTCAAGAGTTGTAGGTGTCCGAGGAAAAAAAGGCTTGAATATCTGACGAACTCCTTCTATATTGGCTTTACACGATTTGATAGAATTGTTCCGATTTTCCCTAACCCTTTGTATATTAGCTTCCGAAAGAGTTCTGGTATCTACTGCAAGATCATGAGTTTCTTTAAGAAGCCAAAGAAATCCCATTAATGTCAAAAGAAAAACGCACGTTAATGCCATAAATGCAACTCTAATTGTAATATAATCATGACGTGTTGGTTTGCTTGTATTGTCCTCTTCCATACTCATCCATGTTCCTCCTTCCTAAAACAAAGGAGCTAACACATAAATCTGCAATAGTAATAATATAGTTAACACTAGTACAATATAAATAGGAAACCAAGCGATGAGTTTAATGAGTTTCTGCAATACCCATTCTAAAACAGATGCCGGTTTACCTTGGCTAGGTAGCCAGTGAAAGGACGAGTTTCCAGTCATGGACCAAGAAAGTTTGTTTGGAGAATTTTTTGCATAGCAATGCTGATCTCCTTTTTGAGGTTCAAAAATCATGACGACAACTCTCTTTTATCATCTTCCTCTTGTTTAGAATGAGATTTATCTTTAGATGCCTCATGCACAGTTTTATACAAAATCATTCCTGCTGCTGCCACAAATCCGGGAGCAGTTTCTTGTATGTGTCCCGCTAAGCTAAATCCTATAAGAACTAAAGTAGTAATAAGTCCTATGTAACGAACAAGAGTAGGGAAAGCTAAGTCTAATGTGTCTATGGCGGGAAACTTCATTCAACCTCCCTCCATTTTATCTTACTATATGATACTATCACCTCGAGTACGCACATTAGGACTTTTAGAAGTAAGCTTAAACTCCCTGTTTCACTTGTCAAGGATTTTTTCTAATTCAGCGATACGTCTGTCCAAAAATTCGAGGGCGAGCACATCGTTGGGCGCGGGTGGTTGCCTGGATGTCATCGCAACACCCGTTAATCGCTCGAGTGCAACTTTCAATTCTTTTGTTCGAATTAGTTCCTCTCGTCTGGCGGCTAGTAAATCTGCTTTGGCGAGAGCATCGAATTGAGTCTGCTGGAAAATTACATAAGTATTGTGTTTATCCACAAAATTGGTAAGACTATTCATCTTGTCTTCTAGATCATCTTGATGTGCCATAACAAGTCGAATAGCTTTCAAAAAATCTTTTGCAAGTCGATCTATTTGTTTTTGCCTACTCTCATCTTTTTCTCTACTTTTTTTGATATTAGCATAGATGAACTTGGTATTGTTGTGATTAGTCCAAAAGGATACAACAAGAAAAGCTAAGGTTAATGTCATAATCAAGAGAAGCACATAAATCATTATAATAAACCTCTTTCACCATAGTGTCGTATCGCCAGATCTTCGTGTAACAGGACCTCTAGGAAGCAAACTTGCATCCCCGTAGTGAATTGCATTATGAGTTCGTTTTGAAGTTGTTATGAGAAAGTTAGGGTCGAGAATCCATTTTACCCCGTGTTGTATATCGTCTACCGTAACCGGGTTCATGTGATGAATCAGTAGATTTGAATGAAGCTCATATCCCTCGACCCCAAGGTCACATCCATTATCTCGAACGATCACTTCGTTGCGCACACGTTTCCATTCCCAAGACCGATAGAACTGTTGATTAATCCATCGGTCAAATCCGAATGTACTTGTGCCGACTACACTGTCTAGTTTTAGATACTCGTATCGCTCTTCAAAAGTCTCGAGTTGGGAGAGCTCGGAGTATCTTCTAACTCTCGTCATCAGGATCACTTGGAGCCAAATCACCAGAGTAAGTCCGCATAGCCTGAAGTGCTTCGAGATACAATTCCTCTACTCGCTTCTGAGATTCAATAGCTTCAATTCTCACACGAGTCAATTCATTCTCATGCTCAAGCCGCTGTTGCTCAAGACGTTCTCGAGTCGAACCCAGCTTGAGAAAATGCGTAATGACCTGAGACGATGCTGTGCCATCGCGAAGCTGCTCCTCCGCCAGATCATTAGCTATTGAGACTAACTCATTCTCGCGACCTTCAGGAGTAGTCGCAGGCCTACGAGAATTTCTACGCTCAGAACTTCTGCGTTTTGATGACATGCGACCTCCCTTCGCTAGTATCTAAACCGATCGCCAGATACCTCGTTCAAGAAAACCGTGCCACAACTCTCCGGTATTATCTGACACTTTGATTGATGGTGAAACTGTGATTGTACCATCTTCATGTTCTACAACAGTATGAGCAGATAAGTTTCCCATATGTCCATTTGGAGTTACACACATCCAAGAATTTTTACCATCAATCATAACAGGACAATAATACCCAAGATGTTCCTCATGAGGCCAAAGATCATCTATATGTTCAACGCGAGTACCCTGCACAGTTAGCTTGTCGGAATCAGTCCAGCGTCACGGAGAACATCGAGAATCTCATTGATCTTGTCGCGCGCAGCAACTGCTTCTGCCTGAACATAGGAAGCACCAGGCGATGCGAGATCCGCAATAGCCGCATGATCGCTGGTAGCTTCCAGCTGATCGTCGATCAACGCTTCCTGCTCGTCCTGATGAGGAACGGTATCACCAGGCCTCTGATGTCCAGCATAGTCACCCATCGGTTTTTCCTTTCCTTCGGATTGCAATTGGGACAATCGTCGTTGCCACCACACTCACATGGTTTGCAAGCTATTTGTTCCATAGTTTTAAAGTTGTTGTAGACTGTTCGAATGTGGTTCTGAAGCTGCTCTAGTTTGTTCGGATGAACTTTGTCCCTACTTTTCCGGGGCTGCATACGAATTGTTTCTCAGAAATATACCCCCGGGGAATTTTTTGGGAGCCGAGCGATGCAGAGGGGGGTACCGGAAGGAAAGACCCCCCTCCCCCTATTTATATTTTTTGAAATCACTTTTTTGTTTTTACTTTTAATATTTTTTTATTTTTTATTTTTTTTATTTTATTATTTTGTTTTTATTATCCTTACCTAGGACGGGCTAAGGGTAGGTATAGGATAGTGTAGTATTGTTATTATAATTTATTAATGATGATATGTCACCCCAGATGGGGGAGATTATATTTTGTTTTATATAATTATTTAAAAGATCCCCTTGAAACTTTTCTCCACATTCCTGATATGTTCTCCCGGACTATCTCGTCTATGGCATTCTGTATAGCTAATGATTCATATGGTTCTGGAAGGTCCTCTGGAATCATAGCAATACGTGCCAAGAACGCTGAGGTGTGGTATCCTTTACTAATATCAAACGCTAACCAGGCATCATAATTTTCAAATGGATCGTATGGATTATCTACAGTAGTTAACATGTATTCAATTGTATCAGACATGGTTCACCTCACTCACTCAAACTAACTTTGAGTGTGGTCAACCCAACGCCTAATGCATCTGCTACTTCAGCCTGTGTATATCCCGAATTAAGCATACTCTTAGCGCGACGCAGATCACTAGTGCTTACCTTAAGTGCCTTCTTCGGGAGAGCTAATGCTTTAACAGTATCGAGGTCACTATTTATAAGTATCTTTTCTAATTTGGTTGGAGCAATAGCACCAGCTTGAATAGCATGCCATTCTTCATTAGTAATTTTAACTTTAGTTTTCTCAGCACCGGTTCTAATTCGAGCTTCTCTCAACGCCTGCTGTCTAATCTTTTTAACATCATCAGCATCCATGTCCGGATTATGTCTCCTAGCCTGGGAGACATACGTGCTTGCTATAAGCTGGGCTTGTCTTTCAAGGGGGGCGTTGTATTCAGCGAGTCTTAATTTTGCATTCAAAGAATGTACTTCTGAAGCATAATGCTTCTTGGCTACCTTTGATATAGGAGCAGGGTTGATTTGAAGAGCTTCTTTTCTAGCAGTGTTGGCCAAACCTTTTAATCTATTTGAATGATCAGCATAAATCTTTTCCATCCTGAAGCCAGGAGGATTTACAAGAGCATATGCATCATCCGTTACAGATAAACGCTTAGGTCTATATGTAATTGGAACTCTACGACCAGTTGGAGTAAAAGTCTTTCTACCAGTGATTGGGTCTCTAGTGACTTTAACTTCAGCTCTAGTACGGCCAGTAGGTTCTAGAATTCGTCTTCCAGTTGCCCGATCAATAGGCCCACCTCTACGTGCAGATCGAGGTCGCATTTCAGGAATGGGGGGCTTTGCTCCGGCTCTACTAATCAGAGTAGCCGCTCCAGCATTTGACTTACCCTGATACTTCTCTTTAAGACTACGAATTCCATTATCGAGTTCAGATAGTTTATAATTGAGATTATGCTTTTCAGAATCAATAACTACCATAGAATGACGAATAGCACGAGCAATCTCATCCGACTTGGCTCCTTGCAGGGTCATATCGGTAATCAAGTTAGAGATCTTACCCATCTCACTTTGTTTTGTAGATGCTTTGATACGTGGGATGGGCGATCCTTTAGGAATAGCATAGATCAAAGGATCGAAATTTTTTAAGCCTTCAAGAGCTGGAGTACTGGTAATTTGCTTATGCCTATTAGGAATAACAAGAACAGAATCTCCATCAAAGTCTGCACCAGACAAACGCTGAGCGACTGTATGATGAATACCAATAGCATCCTGAGCATTACCTAGGATCTTGCGCGCTTCAGGATTACGATTGTTTACCTTCAACAGTGGAATTTCGAATGTTCCACCGTGTGGATGTCGAATAAGAGCTACCTGTTCTCCATTCCTCATACTAGGTGCATAAACTTCAGTAGGCTTCATTGATTGAATAGGAAGAATAACTTTTGTAGCCTGACGATGCATACTCGCAGCTTTAAGATGTACAGCTGCAGAATCGGTAGAATCACCAAATTGTATAAGGAGTTCCTTACGAACTGTAGGATTAGTAAGTGATTTAATTTCCTCATACTCTCGGCGACGACGATTATAAGTCAAATCCAACTGTTGCTTTGCTAACTCAGGACTCTGCTTAGAAAGCATCTGAGACGAAAGAGTTTTAGACCATCTATCCCATGATCCTTCTTCATTAACAAGATTCATTGCAGACGTGACTTTACCTTTGCTATCACGAACCTGCGTATACATAGAACCGAAAGGATTTTCGGGATCATTTAAATTAAGCTCTTTCATAACATCATGCTTATTACCAGTACTTTGTTTATTTGTGTTAAAGACGAGATCTACACCATCTGGCATATCGTCTTTGTAGATTGCCATACCTTTTAAGTAATGTGTCCCATCAACAGCAATACGAACCTGACCATAATTCTTCGATCCGATCTGTAGATCTTTCACTCCACTTCGAACATAGATAACGCCGTCTGCCTCTCGTCCACCATCACGTCCGTATCTAACCTCAATACGTCTAGAG